CGCCGTGGCTTCGAGGTCCACGCGAACAGATGAGCAGCGCATTGCGGCGGCCTTCGCCAAGGTCGAGGAAGAGCTCATCTCGTCGATGGTGCGCAACCTGGAGCGCCACAAGGTCCAGGAGGTGGCCGAGGGCGTCCAGTGGGCGCAGTGGCAGGCCCTCCAGCTCGAATCGCTCGACAGGTACGCACGGCAGAACGCCATCAGGCAGGGCAGGCGCTTCGACAGGCTGAACGAGCGCATAGAGTCCCTTATCGCCAAGGAGTACGCGGCCGCCGGCATGGAGCAGGAGCGGGCCATCCTCGCCGCGGTCCGCAAGGGCTGGGAGGCCCCCAGGACGCCCGACCTGGCGTTCTTCGAGGCCCCGCACGAGCGCCTGGACGCGCTCGTCCGCGCCACGCACTCCGACCTGATGAGGGCCGAGCACGCCGTCCTGAGGCGGGCCAACGACCAGTACAGGCAAATCATCTTCGACGCGCAGGTGTACGCCCAGAGCGGCGCGGGCACCTACGCCAAGGCCGTGGACATGGCAACCAGGGACTTCCTCGCCAAGGGCATCGACGGCATCGTGTACCGCAACGGCGCCCGCCACACCATCACCGACTACGCCTCCATGTGCCTGCGCACGTCCACCAAGCGGGCCGCGCTGGTGGCCGAGGGCGACGCGCGCACCGAGTGGGGCGTGAACACCGTCGTGGTGGACCGCAGGGACGACGCCTGCCCCGAGTGCATGGAGTGGGTCGGCGAGGTCCTGGTGGACGACGTGTACGGCAGCGGCACCGCCGAGGAGGCCCAGAGGCTGGGCTACTCCCTGCTGTCCGAGGCGATGGACGCGGGGCTGTTCCACCCGAACTGCCGCGACACGGTGTCCACGTGGTTCCCTGGGGTGTCGGACATGCCCGAGCGCCCCTCCAGGGCCGACCGGAGCCGCGCAGAGGCCAGGGAAGCGGCCGAGCAGGTGGAGAACACCGCCAAGAACGCCGAGGCCCGCTACGAGCGCCTGAGCGAGTACAGCCTGGACGGCGCCAACAAGGAGAGGTACGCGGCGAAAGCCGAGGAATGGGCGGAGAAGGCAGAGGCTGTCGAGAAGGCGTCTCCCACCGTCGTGTTCGAGGCGGCTGAGACAATCGAGGAAGCGCAGCAGTTCGCAATGCAGTTTGTGGACGAGTCCGCATTCTCACCAGCGTTCAAAGGGCAAGTTTCGTACAAAGGCCTGCCTGTAGACGTAGCCAACGAGATCAACAGGGGGCTTGCCGATGCTATGGGAACCGAGGGCATGCCGAAAATATCGGGCATCAAGGTGGTGTCCCCCACTTCGGCGCAGGGAAAGAAGGCGTTCTCTGGAGCCGATGCGATAGCGTCGTACAACTTCGCCGAGGGCGGCATTTACCTGAACAAGGACGTGCTGAAGAGCATGGGCGCCTGGGAGGCGCACGTCAAGGAGGCGCAGGAGGCGTTCGACTATGTGGTGACGCACATGGACGAGCTGACAGGGCCGAAACGCGAGGTGGCCGAAAGGTACGCGGCGGCGGGGCGCTCGCTTGTCGAGGGCGACACAGTTGCTGGTGCGGTGAAACACGAAATAGGCCACCATGTCGACTGGTCGGTTTTCGGCGCAAAAGGCAACGACGTGCGCAACAACTGGAAAATGCACGCGGATAGAATATCCGGGTACGCAGGCCTCGACAAACGCGAATACATGGCGGAGTCGTTCGTGGCGTGGCTGAACGGCGAGACGGACAGGGTCGCCGCAGACTTCATCGAGTTCCTGGAAGACGCGCTGGCAAAGCTCAGATAGCAAGTCACCCCACCCCTACCCTATCCCGTGGCGGAGACACCGCCTGACCAACTGGAACGGGGCGACACCCCAAAAACGGGAAGGGATTCACATGGACAACGAGAACAGCCAGGAGCAGCAGGCGCCCGAGCAGCAGCCAGAGGCGAAGGCCGAGCCGAAGGCGGAGGCCATCGACTACGAGAGGCTGGCGGGCATCCTGGACGGCAGGCAGAAGGCGACCGAGGAGAGCGTCCTGAGGGGGTACTTCAAGGACCAGGGCATAACTGGCGAGGAGGCCGCGCAGGCCATCGCCGACTTCAAGGCCGCGCAGGCCGCGAAGCAGCCCGACGTGTCGGGGATGCAGGCGAGCATCGCCGACCTCCAGCGCCAGGTGGCCGACGCCCAGAAGGCCGTGGACGTGCAGCGCGTGGAGAACGCGGTCATCGTCGAGGCGGCCAAGATGGGCATCGACCCCAAGGCCATCCCCTACCTGACCCGCATGGCCGACCTCACCGACGTGGGCGGGGCCAACGGGATCAGCCAGGAGAAGGTCGCGGCGGCGCTGTCCAAGGTCCTCGACGACCTGCCCGCGCTGAGGCCGTCTGCTCCTGCGCGGACGGGGTTCAGGGTCGGCGGCGAGGGCGAGGCGCCCAGGCAGGCCGACGACAAGCAGCTCAGGGCGATTTTCGGGGTCAAGTAGGAGACAGGAAGGAGGGCGACAATGCCCTACAACTACGCGGAGCAATTCGCAGACATCCTCGTGCAGAAGTACGAGAGCGAGCAGAAGTCCTGGCCGCTCTTCCAGAGCAACCCGGGCATCGGCTGGCTTAACGCCAAGACCATCAAGCTGCCCTACATCACCACGACTGGATACAAGGACCACAGCCGCACGGGCGCGTTCAACACGGGCACCCTGACGAACAACTGGGAGCCGAAGACCCTCGAGCACGACCGCGACGTGGAGTTCTTCATCGACAGCATGGACGTCGACGAGACGAACCTGGCCCTGTCGGTGGCGAACATCACCAACGTCTTCGAGACCGAGCAGGCCATCCCCGAGCGCGACTGCTACGTGTTCAGCAAGCTCTACGACGAGTTCGCGACCACCTACAGCGGCACCGTGGACACCACAGCCCTGACTGCCGCCAACATCCTGGAGACCTACGACGGCATGATGGAGGCCATGGACGACGCGAGCGTCCCCATGGAGGGCCGCTACCTCTTCGTCACCCCCACGGTGAACAAGCTGCTGAAGGAGGCCGAGGGCCTGACCCGCATCCTGCGCGTGGACTCCGACGCCGCCCGAGTGCGCCGCTACGTCCACGAGCTTGACGACGTGGAGATCGTCCAGGTGCCCTCTGCCCGCCTGAAGACGGCCTACGACTTCACCACGGGCGCCGTGCCCGCGTCGGGCGCCAAGCAGATAAACATGATGCTTGTGCAGCCCGACTCCGTCGTGGCCCGCATGCGCCACGAGTACATCCGCGTCTTCGCCCCTGGCAGCGACTCCCGCACGGGCGACGGCTGGATCTACCAGAACCGCGCCTACTGGGACGCCTTCCTGCTCTCGCAGCGCACGGCGGGCATCGCCATCAACGCCGAGGCGTAGGAGGCCGACATGGAGGCACGGAAAGGCAACAAGGTCTACCAGGTGGACGAGCAGTCCGCCGCGCTCTACCAGGCGAAGGGCTACGACATCTACGACGGCGGCGAGCTGGTGCAGCACGCGGCGGGCAAGACCGTGCCCATCGCCGAGCACGAGAAGGTCAAGGCCGAGCTGGAGGAGGCCAAGAGGCCGAGGCGTGCGGCCAAGGAAGCCGAGAAGGACGCCGAGTAGCGTGGCCTACGCGGACTACGCGACATACAAGGCCAACGGCGGGACCGCCCCGGAGCGCGACATCCTGCCCCTCTTGGATGCGGCGAGCGACGCAATCGACGCGCTGACTTTCGACCGCATCCAGGCGATCGGGTGGGACAGGCTGACCGAGCGGCAGCGGGACCTCGTGGAGAGGGCCTGCTGCCTCCAGGCGGACTTCCTGCTCGACAACGGGGACGCCGTGTACAGCGCAATGAAACACTACAGCATCAACGGCGTGACCATGGAGTTCGGTAACGCGGCCCTGTACCGCGTCGTGGGCGGGGTGGCAATCTCGAACCAGGCGTGGAGGCTGCTCATGAGGACGGGCCTGGCCTGCCTCATGGCGAGGGGGCGGGAGGTCGAGCCGTGCGGTGGCCTCGGCTGGTAGTCCCCTTCACGCAGTCCACGCCAGTGCAGGCCGTGATCGACGCCGACGGCATCGACGAGGACGGCGCGCCTGTCCAGGGCGCAAGGTGGTCGGGCCTGTGCAACTGGCAGGACCAGACCTCCGAGGTCTACTCCAAGGAGAAGGCCAGCACCGAGGTCATGGCGTCGCTCTACATCGACGGCGACCCCTTCCCCCGCCTCGCGATCATCGCGGGCGGGACGGTGGAGGCCCTCGGGGCGGAGATGACCATCCTGCGCGGGTCGAAGGGGCGCAACCCCGACGGCACCGTGAACTTCACCAGATTGGAGCTGAAGTAAGTGAGGATCGGCGGGGTCCACATGTACCCAGGCGAGGCGGCAAAGTTCGACAGGGACGTGCGCCAGTGCCTGGAGATGGCCGCCGAGGAGGTCAGGCGCGACCTGCGCGACAGCCACACGCTGCCGCGACGGGACGGGCACCTGACCCAGGAGACCTACGTCGACCGCACGCAGAGCGGCAAGGGCAAGGTGTCGGTGGTCTCCGACACGCCCTACGCTCGGAGGCTGTACTTCCACCCGGAGTACAACTTCCGCAAGCAGCCCAACGAGGCGGCGGGGGCGCACTGGTTCGAGCC